CCACCAATTAGTTCTTATTGTAATGCCAAAGTTTGTAGAAGTAGAAAATATGGCGTAGGTGGTAGTGGTACATCATTAGAATTTAGCGCACTAACTAAATTAGAAACAGATCCACCTGTGTGGTTTTTAGATGTTGGTGACGCAAGAATGGAATTACAAACAGAAGAGCTGCAGATACAAACTAAGTTTCAAAAGAAATGTATGAATAGTTTGAATCACATGCCTGCTCTTGTAAAACAGTCAGTATGGCAGGAAATAATTGAGAGATTGATGCAAAATCTTATCAAGATTCCTGTGTCTGATGATGGGTCATTGGCCGGTCAGTTTGAAGCTCACCTCCAGGAGTTTTGTACTGATCGTGCCCAGGCTCTAAATCGTGACGAATTATTGTTACGTAAACCATGGACAGAAGATGGTATTACGTGGTTCAGATTAAAAGATTTACAAGATTATCTTACACGCAACAAGTTTACATATTTTAATACAGGTCAACTTGTGCAAGCTTTGAGACATCTAAAAGGTAAAAGTGAGAAATATAATTTAAAAGGTAGAACTGTGCGTGTGTGGGGTGTGCCTGCATATCAACAACAAGATTCTGCATTTGATATAAAGGAGGTTGATGGTGCACCATTCTAAAACTAAAATAATATTAGGACCACCAGGCACAGGCAAGACACACAACTTATTAAACTTGGTGGAACAAGAGTTAGCAAAGGGCACATCACCTGATCGCATAGCGTTTGTTGCATTTACCAAGAAAGCGGCAACCGAGGCTCGTGACCGGGCAATGAAGAAGTTCAAACTAGAAGAACAACACCTTCCATATTTTAGAACGTTACATTCATTTGCATTTCATCAATTAGGTTTGACAAAATCAGAAGTTATGTCACGTGATAATTACAAAGAATTTGCACAAACATTTGGTATGGATTTAGGATCTGTTACTGATGGTGCAGAAGCTGGTGGTGTGGTAACTACTGACAATATATTAATCAACGAAATAAATTTAGCACGTATGAAGTGCATGGATTTAGAACATCATTATAACACATCTAATCTACAAGATATGTCCTGGCATTCTTTGCTTCGTGCACAAAGATCTTTAGAAGAATTTAAGAAGAAGAAAGAAGTGTTTGATTTTACTGATATGATAGAACTGTATTTGGATTCTGGTCCAGTGCCAAAATTAGAAGTTGTATTTGTAGATGAAGCTCAAGATTTATGTAAATTACAGTGGCGAATGATAAACAAGTTAACAGAAAATGCAAGAAAAGTATACGTCAGTGGTGATGATGATCAAGCAATATACAATTGGGCTGGTGCTGATGTTAAGTATTTTATTGAGTTGCCTGGTGAAGTAGAAACACTAAAACAGTCTTTTAGGTGTTCTGCTGTTATTCAAAATTTATCTAATAGAATAATAAATAGAGTAAAATTTAGAAGAAATAAACAGTGGAGAGGCACAGATAGAAAAGGTTTGGTGCAATATCACACTTACCCAGAAAGCGTTAATTTAAGAGATCCAGGTAGTTGGCTTGTAATGGCTAGAACCAATTATATGCTTGACGAGATAGAACGTGACATACGATTGCAGGGTATGTTGTATAAAAGAAATAATAAATTACCTATATCAGCTAAATTATTAAATGCCGTAGAATCTTGGAAAAAATTAAATGATGGTGAAGTTATACCTTTGGCAGATATAAAAGACATTTACTCATACATGTCTAGTCAAATAGGGATTGAGAGAGGTCACAAAAATCTTAAAATGGCTGATAAAGAACAATATGAATTAGAAGAATTAGTAATGCATCATGGTTTACTCATGGGTGGTAGACCTTGGGATGTAGCATTTGATAAGGTAGGCAACAGAGACAAAGAATATCTACGTGCCATAGAAGTAAGAGGCACAATATCAAAAGATCCAAAGATACATTTAAGCACCATACATGGTGCAAAAGGTGGTGAAGCAGACAATGTTATACTTCTTACTGATTTATCAAGAAAATCACAAGAAGCTATGGAAAGAGATTCGGATGACGAATGCCGTGTGTTTTATGTAGGAGCAACACGTGCTAGAGAAAATCTACATATAATACAGCCGCAGAGAGATGGAGGATTCATAATATGAGTTTTAGTACAGGCATTTCTAGCTCAAAATCTAGTATGAAAAAAGAAGACATATTAGAAGAAGCTAGTAGAATAGTCTCTAGAGATAGAAATTTATCTCATGGAGATGCATTTAATAATCACGCAGAAATAGCAGAGTATTGGAATATTTTTTTAGATAAAAAATTACAAGCAATGGCTAATATTACTGCTGATGACGTTGCTTTGATGATGGTGTTGCTAAAAATATCTAGGAACAATCAAGGTAAAAAAATTAACATGGATAATTTTGTTGATATGGCAGGTTATGCAGCAATAGCAGGAGAGATAATTGACTCAGGATCTATATAAAACTGTTACGTCACAATGGGTTGCTCCTACGCGTTTCCCTCACATAGAGGGACGCGTAGCGATTGATCTAGAAACTTGTGATCCAGACTTAATAAAACACGGACCAGGTTGGCCAACTAAGAGAGGTAAGGTGATAGGTATAGCCATAGCCACTGCGTCCTTCAAAGCATATTATCCAATTGCACACGATGGCGGTGGCAACATGGACGAAAAGAAAATTATAAAATATATAAAATCTATTTGTGATGATGATTCTATTGAGAAAGTATTTCATAATGCACAGTATGACATAGGTTGGCTGTGGACATTAGGAATAGATGTAAAAGGTAGAATACATGACACAATGGTAGCTGCTGCATTAATAGATGAAAATAGATATTCATATACACTTAACAGTATAGTGCATGAGTATTTAGGTGAGTTTAAAAATGAACAAAAATTAAAAGAAGCAGCTGAAGCTTTTGGTGTAGATCCAAAATCAGAAATGTACAAATTACCAGCAATGTTTGTTGGTGAGTATGCTGAAGCTGATGCAGATCTTACTTACAAATTACATGAAAAACTATCGTGGGAAATTATAAAAGACAATCTTACTACTGTCTATGATGTAGAATGTAAACTTATAAAAGTTATATTTCAAATGACTAGACGTGGTGTAAGATTTGACACGGTAAAATGTGAGCAGTTGAATACAAAATTTCACAACAAAGAAAAGAAGTTGATGAAGCGTATAAAAGATTTAACCGGTCTTAATATAGAAATATGGGCTGCAGCTTCTATAGCCAAAGCGTTTGATGCTTTGAATTTACCATATGAAAGAACAGAGAAAACAGATGCGCCTTCATTTACGAAGATGTTTCTTACAGATCATCCACATGAGTTACCAAGATTAATCATGCAAGCACGTGAGCTAAATAAATTACGTGGTACATTTTTACATGGGTTGATGAATTATACACAGGAGGGTAGAATACATGCACATATTAATCAAATTAGGTCTGACACTGGTGGTACTGTGTCTGGTCGTTTTTCTTATAATCATCCTAACTTACAGCAGGTACCCAGCCGTGGTCAGTTTGCGAAAGACGTTAGGAAACTATTCATTCCTGAGATGGGTGAATATTGGCTCAAGGCAGATTACTCGCAACAAGAACCAAGGTTACTTACTCATTGGGCCTGCCTCGTCGAACAGCCCGGTGCTAGGGAAGTACAGGAAGCATATCATAAAAAAGACCTCGATTTTCACCAACAAACGGCCGATATGGCAGGTTGTGAAAGAAGATTGGCTAAAACTATTGGTCTTGGTGTTATGTATGGTATGGGTTACAACAAACTAGCACGTGAGTTGGATTTAGAACCACAAGAAGCAAAAGAAATGCTTACAGACTTCCGTAAACGTGTGCCTTTTATGCAAGGTATGCTTGAAGCTGTGATGAATCGCGCAAATTCTAAAGGTGTTATACGTACTTTATTAGGACGTAAATGTAGATTTGATTTGTGGGAGCCTACATCATGGGGTGTACACAAACCTTTACCATTGAATCAAGCAAAAGTAGAGTATGGCGATGCCATAAAAAGATATGGCACGTACAAAGCTCTTAACAGATTGATACAAGGATCAGCTGCAGATCAAACAAAGAAAGCCATGGTAGATGTGTATGAACAATTAAATGTCATACCATTAATACAAGTACATGATGAGCTTGATTGTTCTGTACAAAGTGAAAAACAAGCAAAAGAAATAAAAGAAATAATGGAAACTTGTGTAGATTTACAAGTGCCTTCTAAAGTTGACGTAGATCTAGGAGAAAGTTGGGGGGACAAATGACCTATGCTGTGGCAAGACAAGAAAGATATGTTAATACAAAGAAAGGAAAAGAGGCAGCTACAAGATCTAAATTAAAATATCAAAAAAAATTAAGATCTACAGAGGCTGGCAGAATTAAATTAAAATATAGAAAAGTTAAATCCGAGCATGGTAAAGACGTTGCTGATTGGTGGTTAAAACAAAAACCTATGTGTTTTATATGTGGAGAAAATGTTTCTTACGAAAAAGCACCGTCCAGGAAAAACACTAGGAGTAACACTAATGAATTAGTCATTGATCACAATCACAAAATAAAAAAATTTATTCCTAGACATTTACTATGTCAACGACATAATTTAGGTTATGGTATGTTTCAAGAAAGCATAGAACAGTTACAAAGAGCAATAGAGTACAAAAGGAGGTATGGATGAGTTGGATATGTAAAACACTTTTAGTTTGTTTAACATTTAATCCTGTCATGGATTACAAAAACAATGATGAATTTATATATCAAGTTCGTGCGTGTGCATTACATTTGAATTCCATGCATGTTGAATCAGATCGTGTGCCTATAAATCTTATAGTTGCACAAGCTGTGCATGAGTCAAATTGGGGCAAATCTAGATTTGCTGTTGAAGCAAACAATCTTCTTGGGATACGCACATTTGACCCAACTGATGATCAACTAAAGCCGCTTAATAATCCTAATGCGACGTGGGGGCTTAGGATCTTTGAGACAAAGTGCGAATCCATCTCATATTATATTGATTTATTAAATCATAATCATCATTATTATAAGTTTAGAAGTGAGCGAATAAGTCAGCATTTCAGCGATAAAATAGACTTAGAAAAACTAGCTATGACACTTGCAATATATGCTGAAGATGTATATTATACGCAAAAAATCATCAGAACAATTAGAGAACTAGAGGCCTATGACAGAGACTAAGAAACCCGGGTACCGAGAACAAGGCAAAGCTAGATCTGGCAATGTCAAAAGTAATTTTGCAATTAACCCAGAGCAAATGGAGTTTGAAAGAAGAAAAGTTCTCGAACAAATGTCTACAAAAGTTGATCAAAAGAAACTTAACAACATGGCTGCAGTTGCAGCTACAGTAGAGCCTAAATATTTTAAAACAACTAATTTACTTAAAAACGGTAAACCAGCAGAATATGACAGCACAGAGGGTAAGGGTGAACAACGTGAACCTACTATGCGTGTATTATCATTGGGAGCTGGCGTGCAATCATCTTGTCTAGCATTGATGGCACAAGAAGGATTAACAAAACATAAACCAGATTATATGATATTTGCTGATACAGGTTGGGAGCCTAAATTTGTGTATGAGCATGTAGAATATTTAAGAAAAGCAATAACGATTTGTCCGCTAATCACTGTAAAGAGAGGAAACATCAGAGAAGACCTTATCAAAGCAGCGAATCCAGTACCAGGATCTAGAGAAGAGGAGAAATCGTTTGCTGGTCGTGTGCCAAATCCTCCACTGTTTGCTGCACGAAAAGGTGGACGTGTAGGGATGCTTTATCGTCAATGTACGCATGATTATAAAGTTATCCCTATACAAAAAAAGATTAGAGAATTACTTGGTGTAAAACCAAAACACAGAGTACCAAAGGACATGATTGTAGAGCAATGGATAGGTATATCTACAGATGAAGCTATGCGTATGAAAAAAGCTAGATTGCCGTGGTTAGAATCACGTTGGCC